GTAATATCAGGCTCTTCGCTCAAGTTGCCCGCAAAAACAGACTACCAAACTTCTAGAACCTTGTCAAGCCCCAAATATTCGGGCAAGCCAAGAAGGTCTGACTCCGAACAAGAACCGCTCCCAATACTTCAAGCTGTCCTCGTTATGCGCCCGCAAGTACTCGATTCCCTGATTTCGGGCTTCGGTATCGAGCAACAGCCGGACGCCCGTATCCGCAACATCCAAAGCATTGTCGGGCTCGGCTTTCCAATCCGGAGGAGCCCAATAAATTGCGGGCGAAACCACGCTCGGAACTCCGACTGAAATCCCGTCCGCCGTAACCATGTTGAAGGACTCGGTGTACGATACCTGAATCAAAAGGTCCATCGACGCCACAAGCTGGATAAAGCCGTCCCAGAACATCCACGGGTGACGGACAATCTTGATCTGGCCGTCGCACATTTGATCGATTGCCGGAGCGGTTAATCCTCGGTCGCCCTCGCCGCCCGTAGACATATGAAGCTCGACGGGAACCTGGAGTTTTGACTGAATCGCCACGGCAGCCGCCGCAGCGGTCATAAAATTCTTCTCGGGCCGGACAGCGCCGAATGCGCCTATCTTCAGTGGCCCGCCATTCCACGATTTCTCGATAGGATCGCCCGAAGGATACAGATTCGGAAGCAGGACGATCTCATCGCCGTACGCTTGCTCCATCCAGTCAACAAACTTCTTGGAGTTTCCGCCGACTTTGAAGTTCGGGAATTCTCGGGCAAGTTTGTGATACTCGCGGAGCAGCCGGACGCCGCCCGGATCAGCCTGCAAAAATCCAACATTCGAGTGCGAAAGAACCGCGAACTTGATATCCGGAAAATGAACCAGTAACGCCCGTAAATCCCAAAGACTCAGCCAAGGCGCAGAAATCACGACATGCGTCAACTTGACTTTGTGCGTCTCGTTGTAGCGGTCAATCGCGTGAACTACGTCAACGTTGTGGCGAACCGGAAAAACCACGGTTTCAATTCCGTGCTCGGAAAGAACTTTCTGGGTCGTGTAGCCCGCAACGTTTAGCCCGACACAACTTGTCCGAATCCACGCGGCGAAGTCCTTAAACACCAGAGCCAGTCTTACGTCGGTACGTTTCACGGGAGTCCTTTAGGCTACGGTCGCCCGTAAGTTGAGTTCTGCTTCGAGTTCGGTTATTCGGGCTTTGAGGGCGGATATTTGCCGAATCAAAGTTTCGTGGTATGCTCGCCTATTGTTAGCCTGATATTTCTTGGTTGCCCATTGTACATTTCCCGGCTCGTAATTTCCATCGTTCTCGGTACGGTCGTGGGAATGCGCGGGCGACGGCCTCGGGCCGATCTCGGCAAACCACTGCTCGAAGCTCGTAAACAGAAACTTGATACCTCGCCCGCCGTAATCTTTGTAGCTGCGGTTTCGGGGGTTATTGCAGCGCCCTTTGGCCGACATATATGCCGCATATTCGGGTGTATTTTTCGCGCCGTGTTTTTGATTGGCGACGTTCTTCTTGGCGGTTGTTTCGCTGCGAATACACCCACAGCTTTCAGTATTCTTTTGACGAAGGGAGTATCCTGGTACGGGAAACGGATCACTTCCGCAGTCGCATTGACAAGTCCAACAAGCTTGCCCGTATTCGTTGTTTTCGGCTCGGGCAATAACGAGAAGACGCCCGTAACGGTTTCCTACTTCATTGGTGAACTTCATATTCTCTCCTCGAAAGAGAATCAGGAAGGACGGGTGTTCGAGGCACCCGTCCAAACCCAATTTTTACTACAACTTCATTGTACCACAAACCAACTTGTTTGTCAAGTTAGCTAATGGCTGCAAGTTGTTACTCACCTTTCGGCGGGATCGGTCATTTCTGCCGACCTCTGCATGTTTGTTTGTTCCATGCAGATCAGACTATTGCATCGCCTTTCGGCGGCCACTCGCTTAGTCGTTCAGCGTGCCTTGCGGCTTCGCCCTCGTTGGCATTTCAGCGTTCGAGTCAATCAGAGTAGCTTTAAACTGCGCCAGTAAAAACGCAGCGTCAATCTCACGAATTCTGATCGTGGTATCCTTGTCCGATCAGATGAAATTGACTACGGCCCCGATACCAAAGGGAGGGCCGAGAGAAGTAGTGAAGTGAACCCGGTACGAAGTCCAGCCCGGAATTAGGCCAGAAGGGTCCGCAACACTTGGCTCTGCATTCTGCACAATATTGCACCGAATGTTTCGCCATTCACCGTCACCATAACCTGTGTCGCCTTGTGCGCCCAGATTTATGCTGAAGATGCCGTCCGATTTGTTACGCCTTTCGACGGGCAAGTCATTTCTGCTTGCCTCTGTACGTTCGTTTTCCGTACAGTCCAGACTATCGCATCGCCTTTCGGCGTTCTCTCGCTTAGTCGTTCACGGTGCCTTGCGGCTTCCGCCCTGTTAGCATCACAGCTTCCAAGTCAATCAGAGAGAATTTAACGGGCGCAATTTACTTACGCCCGAAGATATACGTACGCAGAGCAGTCAAGCCCGTAACCACGCCAGTGCCCGGATTGTAGTTCGGGCTGGCAGTTACCAGGTTCGACTGGAAGAAGCTCACGCCGGAAGTCGGGATTTCAATGACTTCGGTCAAGTCCGTCGAGATAATTTCGTCAAGACGGCTGTAACCCTGCGGAGTTCGCTTCAGGATGTCGATGGGGGAGTCGTTCGAGTTGTCCGCGAGTACGTCTCCAAGAGCGAAGGGATGAATAACCCCGGCAAAATTCTTGGAAGCTTCGTCGAACGGACGAACCGAGCGGCCTGCCAAAGACTGAACGGCGTTTCGGATATAGGTCAACGACAAGGTGGTAAAGCTCGTGGTGCTCGTCGCTGCCAGTTTGGTTAGGACCGAGGAATCCACGCTGTTCGCGCCGTCAGCAGTTGCGCGGACGAGAGCGGACAAGGATTCTCCGAGTCGGTAGGCCATTTCACGGGCGACGTTCTCTACCGTGTTATCGATAGCAGTCGCGAGCGAAAGGCTGGAGAAGTTAGCGTAATCTGCGTACTCGCCAATCGTGGCCGAGGTATTCAGAACGCTGACGGAAACTCCAGCTCCTACAGTGCCTTCCGTGGTTTGCGAGGTATTCGCGGCCAGCGGAACGTACATGTAGAGGTTGTATTGGTTGCCCGACTTCATGGGGAGGTCCAAACGTTCGGAGCACGCCACGAAGGGGGTCTGCGCTTTCAGGTTCTCACGGAACTTTTTGTCGTAATAGCGCACCGTGGACTGAGGCAGATTTGACTGATTGTTACTAGAGGGTGAATAACCCATATTGCTCAACCTTTGTCGGTTAGATTCAGTCTTGCGACTGCTCTAAATGCGTCCGTCAGCTTTCGCCACTTCCAGTAATCCGACTGGATTTACGGGGACTCAGGGTTGAGTGGTCCTGAGTTTGTTTCCCTAACGCATCGTTCGGGGCTAGGTTCGAGTAATCCAACGCTTACCTAGCGAAGCTTTACAAAATTGTAGGATGCTATTTTCGCATCATTTTCTTGTACCATTCGGGCGGCCAAGTTCCGAAGTAACTATCGGGCGATCTGGATTCCAAATACCGATTCCAATCGCGGGCGTCTAAAGCTTGGTACATTTGACTTCCGTCTCGGCCCCAGCCGTAAGTGTTGTTGTGGTAACACTCTAGTTTATGGGGCGGAAGGAAATCTTCGAAATCTTGTTTACGGGCTTCGTTGATCGCCCGATTATTTGCCCGCCGCTCGCCGCGATGGGCCAGTTGCTTGTCGTACTTCGCGCTTCCGCCGCCACAGATAACCATGAACGGGCGGTGCTTGAAACTTCTGGACATTTGACTCTCCTTAATCTAAAGGAATGTCATTGTGTCCTCCTTTGTACGGAAAATGAATTAGTTCCAAGCCTGCCAGCCAACTCCGCCTACGGTCGTAACGCCCGAACCTCCGCCGCAAGTCGGCCCCCACTGCATCCAACCCGGCGTATCACCCACGTGCGGATTTGGATATCCGGGCCACGGATTGTACGGCTGAGTTTCATACGGGCGACCGCAGTCTTTGCAGCGTCCGCAACCCGGACAAATATACGGAGCCGGATATTGCCCGTGATAATTTCCCGTACTTGTTACGGTCTGCGCTGTGTTGTTTTGATCCTGACAATTTTCCATCATACCCAATCTCCCGTCTGCATCTGTTGTACGAGCCTCTTGGCTCGGTCGCCGACTTGCCCGTACCAAGCTGAATCAATCATCTCGTTCGCCGCGCCTGCATAATCCGTTATCTGGATTTTAGCGAGCATGCCGTGGAATTTCATAAGTCCGCCGACTCCGAGATTGAATGCCATGTTCTGAAGCACGCCTTTGCGGGCAGCGGGCAAAGCATCTGCGGCGGGAAAGCTTGCGATCAAAGCTTCTGTCTTACGGGCTACGTCCTGCGTGAGAATGTCTTTCGCCCGATCAAAACTCAGCGGATAAGTTTCGCTCGGTAGCGGGTTGGCGTCAAGATTGTGCCCGAAACCAACGGTGTTAAATCCCCGAGTATCCTTATACGGGCTTGCCCGAAAGCCTTCATCCCGCATCAACTGAGAAAGAATGTCGTTAACCATTTCTCTTCACCATCAAGATAGCGTCTTGCCCCGGCCCGTAGTAGTCGTACTCGGTCTTGGACGCCGTGTACCCAAGCTTCGTGTATAATCGGGCACCCGCGCCCGACGGCTCGGTATGCAGCCAAAGTTCGGGAAAGTGTTTGCTGGCTTCGTTCAGGAGCGCAGTTCCGATTCCTCGCCTTTGCCAGTGACGGCCAACCGCTACGCTCCAGACGTAAGTTCTTTCGTCTTTTGCGTAAGTTATCAAAGCCCCGACAACTATTGGGCTATCTTCCCAAACCAAACATTTGCCCGCGAGTTTCTCTCGAAGTTCGCTTTCCGTACAGGGCGAAACGTAGGAAATTTGATTTAACCACGCAACGTCCGCGAAGTCCGAATTCCTATAGGGCCGGATCATTTAAGGTCGGGGTGCCCGTCCGCCAGAAAATTGGTATTTTCTACCCACTCGCCCTTGCCGAGTTTCTTGAATTCCCGCATCAGGTCGTATCGAATGGTTCGTTTGAGATTGCTGTAGTCTTGACCATTTATAACACCCTCGCTCCGAAGGGAAGTTATACTTTCTTGGGCTTCGACCGCTGTTTTAAGTCTCTGGGCAAAGGTTAGTTTCGCCTTGAACGGATTCCACATTACACACCCGCTCGCTTCTGCTGTCGGGCGTTGTCCAACTGCTGAACTTTGTCTTTGAATCCCGGCTCGTGGAGCAGACGCTTGCGGTATTCGTCGCCCGGCATCTTCTCGATTGCCTCGTAGCCCTTCCATTGCCCGTAAACAATATCAGAACCGGGAAGGTTTACTAGGCCGCTGTCCGATCCATTCGAGCGAGTAAGGCCCGAACTTACGGGCCTCGCTACGGGCTGAACGGCTACAGGCTGCGGCTCCGTTATCTGTACAGGAACCACGGGGGCCGCAACGGGCGGCTTCGGAACCATGTATTCCTTCAGAGTCTCGTAGGCGTACGTGAAGTTTTCCTTGACTGGATCAAGGTTGTTTTTCTGCATCCACGCAGCCAATGTCTGGAGATTTTCCGGGCACGGATAGTAATCGGGCGTCGCGTTCTTGAACGCCAAGGCTTCTTCGGCTACGGTTGCGCGGTCGAGGCGCTGCTCCGTTCGCGCCATTCTTGCCCGCAAAGCGTCGGGGTCGCCGATGGTCGCCCGAACAATCCGCTTGGAAACCGCGTCAAACTTCTCCGGGTCGTTGATATCGTTCGCCAACTGAATCCGTTCTTCGGCGGTCAAAGGTTCGGGCTTCAGATCGTACTTCGATTCGTCGAAGCGCGAGATCGTGTCCGGGATTTGATCAACCGTGGAGCTCGAAAGCCGAAGGTCTTTCTTCAGGCGACGGTTCAGCTTGATAAGTTCTTCATTCTGCGCGGCCATCTTCGCCCCTAAATCTTCGGGCGTGCCGTCGTATATAATTACCTGTTTCCCGCCAAGGGCAACGCCGTTCTCGGTCGGCTGGTACTCGTATCGGAATTCTTTCGGGGCGACAACAGGGTCTTGGACAGTTGCTTGGTCAGTCATGGTTTCCTCTAGAGTTCTGTGTTAGTGTCTTAAACTTCGAACAACGATTCCGTCATATCGGGCAAAACTGCGGGGGCGGTATTCTTCTCGCCTAATCGGGCGATGTAGCCCGCAACCTTCTCGCAGACTTGCGCGTAGAATTGAGCGCCGCCCTTAGCGAGCGCGTGCTTGGCCGCGAGCTTCTTCTCGTAGCCTTCCTCGCCCGCTTCCACGTTCATAAATGCGACTTGCATTAGATCAAGCTCGCTCATTACGATCTTTTCGTAGACGTGGTATCCGGGCATCTGCTGGAGTTGGGTAAGATACCCGATCTCTTGGTCGGACGGTTGATAGATTGCTGCGTTCATAGAGTCTTATCCGTTTTCCGTATTAACTTCCGTGACTTTCAAGGTAATCCGCCATCGCTCGGGCTATTTTTGACGAGTCTCTAAGATTGCCGACCGCCCGATTACATTTTCCACACAACAACTTCCTAACTTTCTTAGTCGTATGGTTGTGGTCAATAGCCAACTTAATTACTTTGCCGTTCTTCTTATCGGTTTCCGGTTTTCCACAAACCGCACAAAGATGGCGCTGCTCAACTAGCATTCGGTCTCGATCTTCCAAAGTAATCCCGTACTGCCTTTGAAAATTCTTGTCTTGAACCGCGCTTCGGTATTCGGGGCTTTCTGCGTACCGTTTCTTACGGGCGGCCACAACTTTATCGTGGTTATTGTCCCGCCACATTTTAAGATAGGCAAGTTTAGCGACTTTTACATCGCCCGTTTCATAGCAGGACCGACATACACCTTTACAGTAAATCTTACCGTGCCCGCAGGTAGCTTCACCCTCTCTGCTGATTTTAACTGCCATACGAAGCGGGTTCCTCTTGCGACTCTCCGAACACAACTTCTACTTTCATCCCGCCGTGTTCTCCCTCGTCTAGAACGCAGAGAATGCCGCCCGGTAATACTCTATCCGTATCTTCGGGGCGTCCTAGTTCATCTTTGCCTTCGACCTGCTTCTCGATCTGCACCATGTTGCTCGAATGGAACACAAGCAGGATCGGCCCGTCTTCTTGGCCTTCCTTGATGTAGCGTTTGATCGCCTTCGTCTGGCGCTTCGCAAATTCCCGCAGACTTTCGCCGTCTGGAATCGGAACTTCAGGGTTGTCGATATAGTGGTTAAACGCTTCCTGAGTTTCCTCGCGGGACTTGCCCGCAAAAACACCGACATCCCAAGGCCGCAGCGTCGGGTCTTTCTCGGCTTTCTTGCTCGGCATTACGAGCTTCGCAGTTTCCTGCGCTCGCCCGAGGTCGGAGCAGAACACCCGCTTGATACCTTTGTCGGACAAGTATTCGCGGGCGAGTTGCGCTTCTTTCTTGCCCGTAGCATTCAGAGGGACTTCAATCCACCCCCGAAATAGCTTATCCTTGTTCCCGTTTGTCTCACCGTGGCGAACTGCGTAGATGATCGCGTTGCCCCGACTTTGGAAGGCATTCGAACAATCATCCGCGTCTACTTTTGCTCGCCCGTCAGCATTCTTAGGAACTTCGGGGTCCGAAACTACCGTCTGGTTTCCGCAGGATTCATCGTCCTTGTACCAGATACAATTCCCACAATTTCTTGGCTGGCGATTCTCCGAGTTATGGACGTAGCCCGAAACACGAGTCCCGTCATGTCCTGACATTTCTCCAGCCATTATTCCGTGTCTCCGAATCCGACGTTTCCGGGCTGGCCTTCAGTCTCTTCCGAGCGTGCCGAAGCTTCCACGGCATACCGAACCAAATCTCTCTTGACCCGGTTCTGCGAGGCCTGATCCTCGGCCTGAGACTTCAACTGCGCTTTCTGGTCGTTCAACTGCATCTGCGTCTGCATCGGGCCCTGTTGCTGTTGCTGAAGTTTCTGAGCTCGGCGGGCTTCCATCTGCGGAGTCAGCGGCTTGATCAGATCGCGGCGGTCTTTCCAGTCGCTCGCCATCATAACCATATCCAAGAGCGTCAGTTGGTCAACATAGTATCCTTGGTCGGCCAAGAATTCCAAGAACTGCGGGTTGGCGAGGAACTGTTCGAGCAGGACCAGGCTCTGAGCCATCGTTTTCTTGGCCGAGAGGCTAGCGCCCGCAAGAACCTCGAAGGTTACTTTCCCTTCGTGGTATTCCTTCATATTTACTTTTTGCTTGTAATCTTGCCCGAGTTCATCCCCGAGGATATCGACGATTTCTTTGTCGGACAAGTATTGGTAGATCAGTTCATCGAGGATGTACAGCCACGGCTCGAATACCTGATCGATCAGCGAGTCCAGAGGCCCGTCTAATCTTGTGGCCGACGCCTGAGCGAGATTATTAGCGCCCGTAGCCGAGCGCCCCATCCCGTTACGAGGACCCGCCGAAGAACCCTGTACCAGAGCTTGATCAGCGCCCGTCGTGCTCTCGGTATTGGCCTCAGAATTCTGTAGCGCGGCCCAGGTTTCTGCGGGCACCTTCGGCTGTTCGAGCAACTTATAGGCTTTGTCAATATCACCGTCCACGGAGACGATTTTACCGATTGACGTGCGGATCATCTGAGTCGGACTGTTGCTGTCCCTCGCCCGCAGATATACCGGGTTCACCCCGAAGCTCAGAATCTTCAGGATGCTATTGATCGTGCCTTGATCAACGCGCTGGTTCTGGCCGACCGTGAGGCCGATGCCCATCCCATAAAATGCTTTCGGGCGATTCCACCAGTTGGCCGACAGGTAGTTAATCTTTTTGAATTCGTTTTCGTGCGAGAAGATCGTCTTCTTTCGATTGACAACGCGGATGAGTCTTTTCCGGTCGGTGTATTCGAGGACTTCGAGTTTCTTCGCCAGCGGGTCGGCGGACACGATAACGTTATCGACTTCGCCGTGGTGGACTACGCCCACCGTGGTATTCGTAGTGTCAGTCCGTAAAGCACTAGGGGTTTCGAGAGCTTCTGCGGGCGATGCCCACAGCTCCTTGAGTTTCGCGTCCGAGAAATACTCGCCCCAAGTCCAGCCGGGCAAAGGTTTCCCGTTTTCATCTACGTTCTGGTCTTTCAGGTCTTTCAGCTCGTAGAAGTCCAGAAAACGGACATCGACGACGTAGCCC